TTGAACATAAAAAGTTTCATGTTTCAACTTGTGATAATGAAGGCTGCATTTTTTACCTTTGGAAAAAAACAAAAGTTTTCCACAATATTTTTCATCATTGTGGATCCAGAGTTCATAACCCCATCCTTTTTCGACCTTCTTCATCGTTATGACCTTCTTTTTATTTCAAAAATAAATGGAGAAGCAAAGGGCGTATTAGAAAAAAGACTGGCTAAAAGTCCTAATTCTTTTGTTTCGACATTCTTTACGCTAGCTCTTTGAGAAAAGATATTGGGATCTAGTTCTTGATTACCGTTAATAGTAACAGCATCGTAGTACATCTGACAAACCATGTTCATAGCCTCGTTACTAACTTCGATCTTCGATTCTTGAAAAAGATCGACGAACGTTTCGAATATGTCTTGATAAATTGCCGTACAAGTCGAAGAACTCAACTTTTCACTTTTATATTTTTCTAACTTGAGCGACAGTAACTTACTGACAGATTCATGTATATTTTTCATATCGACTCCAAAGCTTCAATGTATCGACGACTTACGCTAACGATATTTATGTCAGAATTAATTTCGTTCTTTCTTGCTTTAGAATAATCTAAAGATGGTGGTGAATAAAGGTCAAGAGGAGACAAGTCCCAATCCAAGTCTTCAATTATTACAGAATTTGGACCTGCTATCTCTTTAGTTCCACCGCTAGAAGCTACGACTAATTTACAGCCGGCCGCACGGGCGTCTACAACAACATTTGGACAGTGATCAAGAAAAGCGAGGTGTAGAAAAGTACTCGATCTTTTATATAGAGTTACACATTGCTCCCAAGAAAGTTGACCGGCATAAAGTATTCTAGGATGTTTAACGACGTGATCTGGGTTTTCACCTGCTACAACAAGGCAAGAATCCTCAGGAGATTTTTCCAAAAAATATCCTATATTTTCCTTAAGCCTTTTATGTGGACGCCAAGAAGAAGCACAGGACCACACCTCTGAGTATTTATCGAGCTCAGGGTGATTGAACTTCGGAATAGCATCTATGGTTTGCAAACACGTACCATTATTGATTACTACCGATTTTTTAGCTGTACCGAAATATCTTTCTGTCAATTTTTTGTTAAAGTTAGATTGGTATACGACTAACTCGGCCTGTTCGAACGATTGCTTAATTGGTGAATTTAATTTTTCCCAGTCTTGTCTAGAATTAAAATAGATTCCATCTAGTCTTAGTGCCATTTTGGTTTTCTTTTGGGTAGCCATTATGAAAGACAATTGAACGTCGGGATCGAACACGTTGGGTCCCACGATGTGGCCGGTGTTTTGAGATTCAATCATGAGTCTTCTACCAAATGAATTTGGTCCCGAAGAAGAATTGACATTGACGTTATCTAGAAGAATCCTCACCCTAAAAATCCTCTTTCACGAATCATTTCGGCTGACATCTTTTGGTTGATGGCTCGATTCGAAGTAAACAAATTTTTGTTTCCAAGATCTATGTTGTAGTGGTAACCTACAATAGGAACAAAGTTCAGCTTTTTTCCTTCTAGATGAGACAGATGCATCATAGGAAGAAATATAGCTTGATCGCATGCTATCATGATATATTCACCAGAATCGGTGAAAAAGTTGGCCTTAGGAACTTTACGAAGCTGGCCAGCTCGAAACGTTTTAAGATGGCTTGAAACCCAAGGATGTTGATAAACAGTTTGACCCGCTTGCAAATTCAATGGACCAGAAATATTTCGCGTCGTATAACTCCAACGATGTGCAGTCCATGCTACTGCCTGCTTAGAATCTCTATAAGATTCATTAATAATCCAAAGTAGATCATTTTCCAACAACCAATCGCCGCCGTCCAAGCGACACACTATTTCATCATCTTCTATGGATTCTAGTGAAGTTAAAGTATTGCGTACTTCTCCGTATTTTTCTACTCTGTCTATCAACGTAAATCTATCTTTGTGTATCGATCCATCAACAATTTTTTTAACTAAGTCAGGACCCTTATCCGTAGAAACGTCATTTATTAATATAGCTCTCCAATCACCATAGCTTTGTGCTAGCATAGAGTGAATCGTATTCGCGATATCGTCTACTGCGTTGTAGTATGGTACAACAAAAACAAAACGATTTTTCACTTAGTAGCCTCAACTTTAGAAGTCCAATCTTGCATTATTTTTGGAGATGAAGTCTTTAGTTTAATCCATGGAGTAGGTTTCGAAAAATCTACTAATGAATGAAAAACCCATCCTCCTAATTCATATTTCATTTTTTTTGCAAGAATTTTTATATCTTCGTTCGAAACAGTCGACCATGGCCTACCAAAAAATTTATTATTTTCTGCTGTGTCTTCTTGCGTTTGATTAAACAAAGCAGTCCAATGCTTTGACCAATAATTTTTGTAAGTGTGAATTTTTCTTTCAATATCGTACCAAGAATAATGATGTACCCCGGGTAAATTTTGCACAACATTATTTAACCAATTTTCATAAGCAGATAAAGCATTTTTATTACTTAATAAAGATTCCATCCGCGCTTTGTCTACCTCTGTATTATAAAACGACACGAATGGAACTGGCTCGAATGTATCCGCGTAAATGTAGTCGCAACCGTCAGAACCTGCCGAGTACAACCTTCCTTGTTCATCTAAACGACGATGAGATTTTGGTATACCGTGAATTATATTTTTAGAATTTCTGCTGAATCTCCACTTCCAAGGATTAACATCGACGCGAACCTTATCTTGAGATCCCCAGTATTCGACTACGGGAAGCGCTATTAAATCAATACCTTTCGGAAATTTCTTTGCTAATTCAGTTATTCTAGCGTAGTCGTCCTCATGTACGATTTCATCACTATCCATTTGCCACAAAAAATCGCTCGTGCACATCGCTCGGGCTTCTGCTTTTTGTAAACCATCAAACACAGCAAATCTAGCATCGTTCCAGTCTCTTTCAATAATTTTTAATTTAATCCTATGATCTAGGTCAGATAATTCTTTTAATTTTTCTAAAGTACCGTCCGTTGATCCTCCGTCAACAATACAAACCTCATCGCAAAAACCTAACATCGATGTAACGGCTTCGATAAAAGGATAATTTTGTTTTACGCAATTAAGCGTAGTCGTGTAACCACTTATTCTAGGTTTGTAGTTCATGGCCTTTTTTACGCCGTTCCAAAACAAACTAGGCGCCGCGTAAAGATACTCTTCTATAGAATCAACGTCATCAATAGCGAACCATTCTTCGTCCTTGTGTTGAACGTTATCATTTAGATGAAGTTTACAACCCAATAGTTTGGCCTCGATTACCATGCGTGGACATGTATCTTTGCCTTTTGGCAAATAAACGAAACCTTCGGCATTTGCGATGCGGGCTAGCGTCTCCTCGTAAGGTAGATTCCACAAAATAGTCGGTTCAACGTTATTATCTGCACACCATTTTTTTGCGTCGTCAAATCCTTTTATCCAAGATTCGCTGCCCAACACGATCCAACCTTTACGATCGGTCTGTATTCCCTTTAGGTCGTTTCTCAATAATTTAATCTTACCTAAAGTGTCTTTAGAAAAAACGCTAGATAACACGACGTTATCTTTTTCTGCTAAAAACGGAAATAAATTATGATACCATGACTTTTGAGCTTCTGACATCCACCAAAGTGAATTAGCCCCGTGATAAAAAGCCGATATTAATTTACCGTTGAGTTGATCATGACAATCACAGGCAGAGTTAGTCGATGATTGATGTTTTTCTGGAGATCTATATCTACAATATTTGTAGTCATATTCAAGAACAGAATATTGCAAATTCGCAATAATGCTTGGAATTAATTGTGGATTGAGCGCTGCAAAGTTACCAAATATCCAATATTTGTCGACACCTTGCTGGAGAATATCCATAGTAACGTCCTGACATTTGATTTTTTCAATCTTAAGAGGACATTCGTTTATTAGAGCTTCTGAAGTTAATTCAGCGCCTCCTACATAATCCTCTACAAAAAGATCTGCGACAAATATTATCTGTGAATTTTTGTCTAATTGCGACTTCTTTTTGTCAAAAATTTCATCTTTTATATTAAAACTGTTCATAAGCTAAATTTATTAAATTTTTGTTAAAGTAAATTTAAATTTATTTCTTCTTTCTAGTTCTTTCTATATTCTTTCTGTAAGAAGAGAAATACTTATTACATCTAACAATGAACAAAAAAAATATTCGCCGCCAACTTATTGAAGTCGATGAATCCGACGTTAATGAAAGCTCTGTTAGATTACTTCACAATATTCATAAAAAACTTGATGATAGTCCAGCCTTAAATGGTGGTTTTGATAGACTATTATACAAAATAGACGGCATAGAAAAAAGTCAAGTTCAAATCGTTGAAAAGGTTGACATGATTCATGAAGCGATATATCATCCAGATGACGGTTTATTCGCGCGGATTGCCGCTAATAAAGCGATACAAGTAGAATCAACGAATAGAGTCGAAAAACACGTTGACGAATTAATAGTTTGGAAAAAAGAAGCCGAAGTTGATGGTGAAACTTGTGAAAAGGAAGCCGACGAATTACAACTTAAAATACAAAAAATCGAGTCTTCTATAGAAAATATAGAAAAATTTAACGGATTAACAACCGCAACTGTTAAATGGACGTTGGCGGCAGTTGGTGGCGCCTTTTTAACGGTCTTATTCAAACTGTTTTTTAACGTCGTAAAGTTCTTACCTTAGAGTTGTACAATCTAAAAAAGATTAGATAACTTTAATTAGTGGACAATATTTTTACAAGTGAAAAGATAAAAATCTCTAGTAAAAAAATACAAAAAACTATTATTGATTTTTGTAAAAATAAAAATCTTGCAATTTGTATACAAGAATTACAAAAATTAAAGCACGATGATGTTTGTGAACAAATAATTTTTGAATTATTGATGTCTCATCTCTTGCAAGCTGAAGCTATTGCGGCCGGCGGTTTAGAAGGATTTATAGCTTTTCTTTCGAACGAAGAAGTTGTACCGACTCAATTAAAAAAATTCGATAAATCATCTATTAAAAAATTATTATCTACTTTTTTAGAAGACGAGCATACGGTCGAGATGATAGACGATTGTTTACAATATGCTGGACTACATGGAAAAATAGTGTTATCGCAGCACCCTGTTAACGGCGACGATGATATTGTCGAATTAGTTAAAGGAAGTTTTTTTTCAGATTTAATTCCTGCGTTCAATCTAAAATCTACAAAATTTCTAAATCCTCGATTGATATGCGTCGACGGATTTGTAGAATCAGTCTCAGAAATACATAGATTGTTAGAAGATGCATCTTCTTCTAAAGAAACAATAATTTTATTTGTTAGAGGATTATCTGATGAAGTGTTACGTACTTTAAAGATTAACTACGACAGAGGATCTTTACGATTAGTACCAATAATCGTAAAGTATGATATAGAAAATGCTAATTTATTAAACGATATTGCAACTATTAATTGTAGCGACGTCGTATCTACTCATAAAGGCGAATTAATCAGTAATATTGACTTAAATAAATTTTTTCGAGTGGATTCGGTTGATATTACAACATCTGGCATCGGAATTGAAAATCAAGCAACATCGGCGTTAGTTGATCTACACATTAAAAAATTACAAGAAAAAATCATAAATTCTGATAATCAATACGAAAAAGATGTAGCAACAAAACGTCTACAAAATTTAGGAATGAACAGGATTACGATTAGATTAAAAGAAACTTCTAATAAAAAACAAAAAAATTTTATGATCGATCGATCATTACGCGCTGTTAAAGACGCAAGAACTTTTGGAATTTGCGATCTCAATTCAAAAACATTTCCATACTCAGGTATCAAATCAGGCATGTTTTATGCCAGTAAATTTTTACAATCTATAAATGAAATTGAAACGATAATCGCAGACTAGGTTCCCATTACGTCTTTTAGTTCATTGTCTATACTAACGTTTTTTTCACCTTTTTTCTTTTTTTCTTCTCTTTCTTTCTTTATTCTTTCAACTTCTTTAGTAATAGAATTTTGTAATTCATTCTTAAAATCAGCTTCAAAATCCAGCATTAACCCTCTAATAAATCCATCGGTTTGTTCTTCGGGTATGTTAAATTTTCGTTGTAGTTTTTGTAATTGAGGAACGACTAAGGCACCCTCTAACGAACCAACCTTAAAATCAAGTTTATCCATTAACGCTTGAACAGAATCTCCGTCTGTTATTCCAGCCTTCTTTGCGGCGTCGCTAGTTAATGCAACAATTTGTTGTCTTTGTTGTTTATCTACAACGGGTTGACCTGGTCCTGCGTCTTTACCTGCAGGTTTTCCACCGCGAAGTAACTGAAGTACCTTACTTCTAAGACCACCGGCGTCTGTAATACCCATCTCATTTTTTAATTTTTGTTCATCGTAATTCTTAGGGTTGGGATCGTTTTTTATCTTCTCCAAAGAGTCTAATAATTTTTTAACTTCAATTTCTTGTCCACTGCCTAATTTTATTTTTGTTCCTGCGCCTAAAGATTTTACGGAATTAATCACATCATCAAATGATTTTGCTGCGCCAATTGCGCTTTTAATTTTATCGAATGGTCCAACACCTTTTCCGCCTTTATCTTCTTCTGAACTACTCGTTTCCTCAGTAGAAGGTGCGGTGACTTCTGCTGCGTCGGCAGCAACACTAGCTTGCGGTCCTGCGCTTATTTGTTTTGCTAAATTATTTAAAGTTTCTAACTTGAGAGTGGTTAAACCAAAAATAAAATCGCTCAATCCAGCTTTATTAGCGTCGAACTTTAAATTAGCCAATTTACCCTTTGTTATAAAGGCTTTTTGAAATGATTTTCTAATAATATCGCCAGCTTTTTTTAATTTTTCATCTTCGCCCGTCGTTAATTCATCAATCGACTTTTCTACGTTTTTAGGATCAGATGCGGATTTTAAATTGTTTTTTACGATGGTGGGTAGAACTTTGAACCCAGCTTCAAGTGCAGCAATAAAAGCCAAAGCCTTATTTACGGGATTTTCTTCCGGTGATAATCTTTGAAAAAGACCAAATACACCACCTTTTTTGTCTTTAGCAACCGCTGCGTTTATTTCATCCATTTGATCTTGTAATATCTTGGTCATTTCAGCAGCATTTTTGCTAGGATCGCTTTTGATAATGTCTTCAAAGGTTCTTAGCTTTTCTATAACTGCCTGTACGTCATCAATATTTTCTTCTATCGCTTCATTGATCAATGCTTCGACTTCTTTTCTTTCAAGCATCGCAAGTTGAGCGGTAACCACTTTGTTTTTAGTTTCAAGAATTTTTTTGTGTTGATACACTTGTTTTAAAGTATGAGTCATATTGATATCTTTAGTTTAACAGCGTCAATAAATATTGTAATCTATTGACTGTGGTGAAAAAATGAACCAAGTAGATAAAATTTCGAGAGAAGCATTAACATTATTGCAATACGCAAAAGACACTAGCGTAGCCAACATTACCGTAGCTAATAGCACTGGTAAACTTGAACCGCAATTATCACCGGCGCAAATACACGCCGTTATAAATCTTTTAGAGTTATCACTATTGCAAGGTTATCAGCGCGCGTTACCTACCTTTCAGCGGGTCGTTAAAGATCAATTAGCTATTGGAGCTACTAACAAACAACTAGAAAATTCCAAGAAGAAGTAACATGAGAGGTCAAAAACATCTCATAAAGTGTAGATGCGTTTTACCGCAGTATAAAAATCTTAAAGACCCTCCTTCGCATAAATTTATCGTTTTTTCTACGATAGCGGATGATGATACAGTTGTTGTAAAATATTCGCAGTGTAACAACTGTGGAATCATTCATAAAATAACAGATATTTGCACGTCTGAAATTTCTTCGGGAAAAGAACACATGAATTCTTTAATGAAAATTGAAGATATACGAGCTTCTATACCAAATAATTTTTCTACAATATTAGAAGGAAATTCAGCCGATTTACCTACTTGGGAAGCCGTTAAGTTTATTTTAGATCATAAAAAATGGGGAGATTTTGTAATCCTAACATCCGAGCTCGACGGCGATGAAACTAACGGAAAATATATAAGAATTTTAGGGGAAACTTTTTGTAAAATAGACACTTTTAATCGATCGTCAGGTGTTATATGACTGAACTTTTTGGAAAATCTAATGCTGACAAATTAGCTGAAGAAAATTTGGTAGCTAGAAAGATAGTCAAAGAAATAGCCGAATTTGGTGTAACAGACAGACAAAGATGTTTAGTAATGTATTTTTTAAGTTTAGAATTAGAAAACGTTGAATTAGCTCAAGTAATATCATCGTTTTTAAAAGATTGTGTACCTGACCTAACAATAACTGGATTGTACGAAGGAGCAAAAAATGGGACGACCGATTAACGCTTATTCAAAGAGTAAATCTAACGGAATAGATGACGTATATTACGTTTCGCAATCTTCAGGCGTCGATGATAGGTTGGTTGTGCTTCATGGAGAAGTTAATGAACATTCAATATCGAATGTAATCGTTCAATTACTTCATCTCGCTAATCAGAATCATAAACCGATTCATCTTGTAATATCTACATACGGCGGGTCTGTTGACGAAATGTTCTCTCTTTATGACACTATTAAATTTTTACCTTGCCCAGTTCACACGATCGCCCTCGGCAAAGTCATGTCTGCTGGAGTCCTTTTATTAGCCTCAGGAGTAAAAGGAAAAAGAATGATAGGAAGTTCCGCAAGAATTATGATTCATCCTATTTCAGGCGGCGTTTTAGGTAACGTCTTTGAAGCGATGAATGAAATGAAAGAATTTGAAAGACTGCAGGACTTAATGGTTTCAGCCTTAATGTCAGAAACAAAAATGAAAAAAGAAGACATAGACAAACTGATGAAAGCGGGTCACGACTTTTTTCTAACACCTGAGCAAGCAATTCAAATGGGAATCGTCGACAAAATAATTGGTGATAAAAAGTAAATTGCAAATGTCGCGATTAATGATGTATCATTAATCGATGCCTAAGTACCCATACGAACATTACTTTCCTTTTAAAACGATTAGGAAAGAACAGAAAGAAGCAATCGAGTTTGCAATAAACTCTTTTGAGTCTGGAAAAAAATACGTAGTTCTAGAACTGGGCACCGGTGTTGGGAAATCAGCGACCGGTTTAACGATTGCTAGATATTTGGAAGCTCATAGTGAAGCCATTAAAAAAGAAGATGGCGAAATTTTAACAGGCGCTTACGTCGTTACAACACAAAAAATATTACAGACACAATATCTAAACGATTTTGGACCGACTTCAGGGAAAAATCTAGTAAGATCGATCAAATCTTCTACGAATTATCAGTGTGGATTTTATACAGACCAGTCTTGTGCAGAATCAAAAAGAATATTATCAAAGCTAACTAAACAATTAGCTGGAACAGAGTTTCAAAAACACTGTAAAGTAACATGTCCTTATTCTATTGAGAAACAACAATTTATTGATTCTCCTGTTTCTGTAACAAATTTTCCTTATATACTTGCAGAGTCTACCTATTCTGGTAAACTCGAGCCTCGAGCTTTGTTAGTTGTTGATGAAGCTCACAATACAGAAAGCGAATTGGGTAAATTTATTGAAGTTACGTTTTCTGAAAAATTTGCAAAAGACATTTTGAAATGCAAACCGCCGAAGAACGAACAGCAATCAACAATCTTCGAATGGATTAAAACTACTTATAAAAGAGCGCTAACTAAGCACATATCTTCTCTAGAAAAATCATTACTTAAATTAAGTAACGACATAGAAGGTTATGGGATTCAATCGAAACAATATGAATTATTAGAAAAACATGTTTCTAAAATCGAAACGTTCGTAGAAGTATATAAACCTCAGAATTGGATAATGAACATTGCGATGCCTTCTTTTGAAAGCAAGAAGGCTGGTAAAAAATATGAATTTAAACCAATCGATGTATCTCCTTATTCTTTTAATACTTTTTTTAAGTTAGGAGGAAGAGTGTTGATGATGTCAGCTACTATAGTTGATAAACAAGTGTTTTGCGAATCGTTGGGCTTAAAACTTGATGAAGTTGCCTACTTGTCGATTCAATCGCCTTTTCCTGTCGAAAATAGACCTATTCATTATATTCCTGCTGGAAGTATGTCTAAATCGACAATCGATAAAACTTTGCCGATTATGGTAGAAACTATAAAATTGTTACTAGAAAAACACGATAAAGACAAAGGTATAATTCATTGTACGAATTATAAAATTGCCAGATACATAAAAGACAATATTGATTCTGACAGATTGATGTTGCACGATTCGACAAATCGCGATGCGGTTTTAAAGTTACATGTTGAGAACGAAGAACCAACGGTTCTTTTAAGTCCTTCTATGATGGAAGGAGTTGACTTAAAAGATGATTTAAGTAGATTTCAAATAGTTTGTAAGGTGCCATTTCCTTATCTTGGAGATTTGGTAGTAAAAAAAAGAATGGAAAAAAACGAAAAATGGTATCCATACATGACAGCAAAATTGATTATTCAATCGCTAGGTAGATCTATTAGAAACGAAACTGACCACGCTATCTCATACATTTTAGACGGAGATTGGGAAAGGTTCTATAGAAAAAACAAAGAACTTTTTCCAAAAGAATTTAATCATCTGATGCAATAGATTTACTAATTTACGTTTAAGCATATATTTTAGTACACGAACCAGGAGAAAATCATGAACGAAAATACAGTATTACAAAAATGGACCGAGCTAAAAACATTAGTTGAAGCCCTTGAGCTTGATGTAACAAAAAATGCAAAAGGAACTGTCGCTGCTGGTGTGCGCGCAAGAAAAGGTCTTCGTCAACTACAGACAGCGTCAAAAGAGCTCGTTAAATTGACAATTGAACTAGACAAAAAACCTAAGGAGTGAACATGTCGCGTCATCACAATAGGGCGTTATTAAGCGAAATAACCGAAAAACAACTTGATCCAAAAAGAGAATACGTTGTTGGTAAGCATGGTTTAACGCTTTCATCCAAAGAATTAAAAAAAGAAAGCAATGAAGATATTTCGCTCGTTTTCGAGAAACCTGTTGAATTAACGATCAAGCAAAAACCTACTTCTGAAAAACAAGTTGAAGAAACTAAACCCCAAACTGAAGTTGTCGATTCAATAGAAACTAAATTAGAAGAACAACAACAAGAATTTGTTGCTATTCAGGAAGAAGAATCAGATTCACAAAAAGTAGATCATAAAAATGATGCTTCTTTTTCCGAAAAAGATTCCAAAAACAAGAAAAAAATAGTTAAAAGTAAAACTTAATCTTGCAATACAGTTTTTACTTTTTGATAGATGTTCTTTTCAATTTGGCAGATCCTCATTCTCGTTAAGTTATAGATTTTTCCTATTTCTTGAAGGGTTTTAGGACCTGCCTTTGAAGCAATTATGACGCAATTTTTTCCATCGGTATAACCGATCCAGTTTTTACACGTTTTTTTCTCGCAATTAACATTGTAAAATTCGTGTAAAGAGTAACAAGCCCTATCGTCTATTAGCTTTAGTTTCTTTGTTTTTTTCATATATCGCTTCTTCTTAGTGCAAACACTACAAAATCAGTAAGCATTTGTTCAAAATGCGTTATAATTGTTTTTAGAGTAATATGAAAAAAACATACGTCCTAGATACAAACGTCTTACTTAGCGATCCAAATTCTATTTTTTCCTTTGAGGACAACGACTTAATCATTCCGATGGCGGTGCTGGAAGAGTTAGATCATCACAAAAGTCGTTTAGACGAAGTTGGTAGAAACGCTAGACAGACGTCTAAGACATTAGATGAATTGAGACAAAAAGGCAGTTTGGTCGATGGCGTTTCTTTACAAAACGGTGCGACACTACGTATAGTGGCCATTAACCCGAGCATTCTGACTAATCTACCGCCTGAATTACTTTCATCCAAGGTTGATAACATGATTATATCTTTCATGTTACAACTAAAACAAGAACAAGATAGTTCTTTTCGCGAAGATAGTCCTTCATCACCGGCAATCCTCGTAACGAAGGACATTAACGTCAGGATTAAGTGCGATTCTCTTGGGGTAAAATGTGAAGATTACCTAAAAATGAGAGTAACAGCAGATGTGGAACATTTCTATCGTGGGGTTGCCGTTATAGAAATCGAAGAATCTCGAGTCGATCGATTTTATAGAGAAAACGAACTTCTTCTAACAGAAGAAGAAACTAAAGATAATCCGTTATACCCAAACCAGATTGTTGTTATCAAAAATACGGGGCATGATGGAAAAACTACCAAATCTGCTTTATCAAAGTTTTTAGCTTTAGATAAACCGCTTATTCCCATAACGAAAATTGAACAAGCTTTTGGATTAAAACCAAGAAATAAAGAACAATCATTTTCTTTAGATTTATTGTTCGACAACAACGTCAAACTACTAACGTTAACGGGGCCATCTGGTACTGGTAAAACGTTGTTAGCAATCGCCGCGGCCCTCGAGCAACTAAAAGGTATAGGTAACTCTGATAACGCTAAGTACGATAAATTAATAGTTACCAGACCCGTACAGCCAGTCGGAAAGGATATTGGATTTCTTCCAGGAACGTTAGAAGAAAAGATGGAACCCTGGATTGCGCCAATTAGAGACAACGTTAATTTTTTAATGAATAGCAAAAAAGGTAATAAAAAGAGAACGCCTGCAGATCCAACCAAGGTAAGATTAGGTGATGAATATTACCTTGCTCTCATGCAAGAAAAAGGTCTTATCGAGATCGAGGCGATTACCTTTATTCGCGGTCGATCGATACCCAATGCTTATATCATTATTGATGAAGCTCAAAACCTATCTATACATGAACTAAAAACCATAATTACACGTGTAGGAGACGGCACCAAAGTCGTTCTTACGGGTGATATCGAACAAATCGATAACGTCCACGTCGATACATTTACGAATGGTTTGACTTATGCCGTAGAAAAATTTAAAGAGCACAACATAGCTGGTCACGTTAACTTGATTAAGGGAGAAAGATCAGAATTGGCCACGTTAGCGTCTAAGATACTTTGATAGGCATAATTTAAACGTTCTTAATATTTGTATTGAAGCCATGAGTGGAATATTAGACAATAAATCTAGGGTTATTGATGCCATTCTGACCGCAGAAGGTAGAAGACAGATGGCAGACGGTAACTTTACTGTCAAATTTGCCACGTTTTCAGATGCTCATATTTTTTATCAAAAAAACGCTAATGAAGGCCATGAAGATCCAACGAATAAGATCTTTTTAGAGTGTTTTAACGCCCCGCACGATCAAATAATTTTTGAAAGCGATGATGCAGGAAACTTAGTTCCATTTAAACAACACGAATTTATAAAAGGTGAATCTTCGTCAGGCGCGGTGACGAGTAGTCTTTCTTGGTCTAATTTTTATCAAGGTAAACTTAAGCAAAATACCAAAAGATATGGTGTCAATTTTGCAGTTACAAGCAGTTATAGTGAAACTGCCATAAAAGATGTTAATTTCGCTTCACAGATAGAAGGAATTTTAACTTCTTCTTTTGATAACTTTACAAAATTAAGGATTATAGGGTCCAAAGATACGTTGTTCGAAGATCAAGATTTTGCACTTAGTAATAACGAAATTACTTTTACTATCGAACCCAACGAAGAAACGTTACAAATGCAAAATCCGACCAGCGTCAATCATATTGATGCTCTTTTTAGCGATGAAAAACTAAGAAACGTTGATAACTTTCTTTACTTACCGCCTATCAAAAAAACATCAACATCTATTGATAAAACGAATATTTTAGCGTTAGAAGATGCAGGATTATTGTTAGGCGATTATCCCGCCTGGGGACCTATCGAAAAATTAACTTATCAAGACATAAAACAAGAACTGTCGAAATACGAATCATCTGCAAAAACTATTTTTTTTGATCCGACATCTCGCGATAATGCCTTGGTTGCACAAATGTTTGAAATATCTCCTAACTCTGTTTCTAAATTAGATGTAATAGACTATGGAAAAGTAAGCAATAATTCTAACAATCCTTTTGCAGATACGCATCATATATTTTTCATTGGAAAAATATTGATAGACGACGCAGGGTCTACTAATTTTGTTCATATTTTTACTTTAGTTTTTGAGACTAACGAGGATAACAATGTTCAAGCCTATTGAGCAAAGAAAAGTTGAAACTTCGCTAGCAATACCCGAATATTTCGCTACTCTTGTCGGATTGCGAGAAAATCATTATGTTTTTAATTTTGCTTTTAATATCAACAGACAAGAAATAAAAAGCAAAAAACTAACCAAACTAAAGATAAAAATATCAAGAAAAAATTACGAAGAAAGCATAAGAAAAAACACGAGTTTAGATAGAAATTTTTTAACTAGAGGTTTTAGTGCGCTACAAGCTGCTAGAACAAAAGATTCTTTTTTGATATTAGAAGAATTAGTTAACATTGAAGAATTAAATTTTCAATATTTAGATAAGCGTAGAGTCCTACAAGAAGTTAGACCGCCTAACTTTGATACTCAATTACAAAACTATAGAAATACTCGTTTAGATTTTTTCACGCTGCGAGATAGAAATTTATCAATAATAAAAACTTTAAAAGTAGATCCATCCGAAGTCGTTTTAACAGACGAATATAGAAAAAACTCTCACGTAAATACGCTGTTTAATTATTATCTTTTAGAATCTACCAATTCTCTTTCTAAAGATAAAAAATATTATTATGGTATTGAATCAGATAAAGTAAAAACTAGAATGTATGTAAGTCGCCAGATTAGAATACCTGAAAAGTATAAGTCAGAACAGCTCGAAGTTACTTTTGAACTTTATTCAGCTAATTCTAATAACCTAGTTTTTGAGGAGAGAAAAAAGGTTTTAGTTATACAAGATCTAATAAATATAAAAAACGGTATCATACAAAAACCGATTATTGTAGAAGCTCCGTTGTCTAATCAAACTACAGGATTGCAAATATCGCAAAACGATCCTGACGCTAAAGGATTGCAAGTACAGAAAAAAATTATTAGTACAAACAATCACGTATCAAAATACGTAACAATTTTTCAAGCTGAAAATTTAAGAAAAAACAATTATACTCGCATATCTGAAGCAAATTCCGTATCTGAAATTCAAATTTATCGTTGTACTGCGTACAACTCAGATCCGCGAACAAAAACTTCATCTGCTTTTAAAAATGTAATATTAGGTACTATTCCTTTTATAGATTCAACGACTATACACGTCTCTGATAATGAAACAGAAAAAGCTGTTGAAATATTGGTACAAAACTCACCACCTGAAGCGATTGAATTTCAAATTTTAAAAAGAAACTTGTTAAATGAAAGCTATGGAAGTTTTGAAGACTATCAACAACTAAGTAGTTTTTTACCTACGCGACCTTATCCTAAAAAAGTCTTGGACTACAATGTTATACACGATCGTCGATACGAATATTCGATAAAGTATAAGTTAAATGATGGCACGATTAAAGACTCGGCATTTAAGGTGCACAAATACGTAGATTCGTCACGATACAAATCTTTACAAACGACGTTGTCTGATTTAACTATGACAATGACCAATGAAGGACCGTCAATTACTTTTGAGATAGGATCCGTATCTGTTGAGGAAAACAATAATCTAATTCAAAGAACGTTGTCTCAAAGTTTCCAGACAGGTCTTGCGGATGTATTCAAAAAAGAATTTGAAAAGTTAAAAGACAAATTACAAGACTTAACTTTTTTTAAAGTAACTAGAATAAATTTATCTGTCTCTCCAGCTATTGAAGAAGAGTTTAAAGATATCTTGTCAAGTGGTAGGTTCGATGACAACGCTTCAACGAGAAAAAACTCTGGCGTTTCTGATATAAATCCAAACTACGATTACATGTATGAAGTTAGAGGATATTACAAAAATCCCATAAGCTTATTAAAAGATTACGTAATAACTGTACCTGCACAAATAAAAATTGGAGATGGTACTAAGAAAAAAACGTATAAATTTAAACCATATAAATGGTTACAACAAAAAACCTTAAACACTGGGGTTTTACCCGCAGAAAACGCAGATGGTACATTAATACAATCTTCGATAGTTGAAGATAGCGACTTGGGCGTCGTTGCTAGCGTTAGAGTAGACAAACTAGAAAAATTACTAGAACTAAAGTCGATCAACGCTAAAAGGGTTGACATGAAAACCATAGTTTTAAATTGGAAGATTGAATCGTCTATTGAACACTACGATCACTTCGTTGTAGTAAAAGAATCTAATAGTAAAAGAAAAATATTAACAACGACTCAAAACTTGAGACACGTCGACTCTATAGGTCTTAGTGACGTAGGAACAATTATTTATTATGTGACTCCTGTCTATAATGATTACACGGTGGGTCCAACTGTCAGAACAAACACGATAATTGTAAATCCAGAAGAGTTTGATGGATCTATATGAAAAGAAAAATCGAAATAATAAAAAGACCAATAGCCGTACCGGCGCCCGTCGTCGCCCGTGCTAATGCTCGTACAACAGTTGATGCAAGTTTAAATCTTCAAAGAAGAGTTACACTAGACGAAAAAAAAAGAGATCTTAAAAAGATTAAAATTTCGAAAGCAGAACCCATCGTTACCTTTTCAATATCATCGCCACAAGATAACACAGAATTTTCTAATAACAATGTAAATCCATACGACGCGCTAGCAAACGTTACAGTTGATAAACCAGAAATAATAGCATTAACAGACTTTTTACCTTGCTATGATAAGCTAAACGATGTTAACGCGCTAAATTCTATTGGAACTTTTTTTCAAGCTAAACAAGATGCTAATCTAATATCTTGCGTCGATAGTCTTAAAAATATTTTCGAAACTATAAAACTACAAAAACAAGCTGAAGAAACTACACAAGAAACTATTAAAAAAACGATTGAAACTACACGACAAAATCTATATACATTTTGTGATACGATAGAATCTGGTTTAAATTCGTTAATGGCGGGAGTCACAGATACAAAAAGAGCGCTAAATTTTAAAACAGATTTTTCATATGTAGCAACCAATCTTCCCGTTCCAGAAGACTTAAAAAATCTCGCGACGCTCGATGAATTAACAAATACCCCTAGGGAATATTGGTCGAATTGGACATCGACAAAAACCTGGTTGCAAATGTGCTTAGAATTTCGAGAAGCTTTGCAAATGGGAGTTTCATCGAACGACGGATTATTCGTAATAGAATCTTCAGAAGCATCTTTACCTACCAATGTTACAAGCGCATATTTGTTACACGAACCTCAAAATAGAAAGAATAAGTTAACTTTTAATAAAAAACAATTATCTCTATTGGGTTTTTATTCTAACACGAACAACGTGCTTGATTTGACTTCGCAAGAAATACTTGATACATTACAAAATCAATTAATTCTTAGTTTTACTACTGAACAACATTCTATTTTAAATGTACCGATGCAGGAGTTGATAGGAGAAGATTTAACTCAAAAATCGAAATCTATCGCTCGTTTGAGTTATCTAATCGCCAAAGAACTAAAATATTCCAGCGAATTAAGAAAATTATTTTATAACGGGTCTCAATTGTTAAGTGACTTAAGTTATCCAAATAACAATTTAAGCAAAGAAGATAACGTTATATTTTGGAATTACCTGATAGGAAAAGTTGGGAGAGACATTACGGATATACCTAAAAATCCTTACTCTTCTAACTCTTTAACTGCTATCGCGCAGAGAAGAGAATTCTTATCAAACAACACAAATAACGAAATTGAAGTTTTAAGCTTCGAAAATTCTTATGTAAATGATGATGTCAACGCGACCGACAGCGTTAGTAGAAACGCTATATTAACGCCAGGTTCGATTTATTACATAGACGAATTATTTGAAACAAAAAATTTATTTCAAACGAGTAATATCAATTCTTTTAGAGACAGCGTGAGAATTGCAGCTAACTCCGTAAAGGATATATGTTCTGCACAAGATGCTAACAATACTCAGTTTTTATTCGATAAGTTAATAACCCCTAGAAGTAAAGGAGATTTAGTTTATACTAAACCTGCGAGTAGTAACGATTCTCCAATTACTTTTTCAGGAGTTGCGACAGCGCAACAAGAACTTGACAGTACTCTAAACTCCGATTCAAATTTTGAATTGAGTTTTAAAAACATAAACAACATAATTAGAAATCCATTACAATTAATTAGATTTTTAGAAAACAAGCTATTAACAGAAGACTATCTACCAAGATTAAGCGAACCGTTAAATGTTAAAAAATCTCCCGATGTAAGTCCTTTATTAATATCTTTTGCTCTCGACAATATTGAAAAAGTTCACAAAAACAATAACTTACTTGCCTTACTTTACATATACGTGATCGCTAAAGTTGATGCTATTTTAAAAATAAACAGCGGTACACAAACTAATCATAAATTAAAAAATATTACAGATAAGATCAAAACATATTTTATAGAACATTTCGCCAATAGTCGTACCGTCAATGGTAATTTTTTTCAAGATAACTTTATAGATTTAGATCAAGCGATTGACTCCAGACAATCTATGTTGACTCTTGATAAAATTGCTTTAGTAATTGCATCTATTGTGATGCAATTTAACAAACAAGATAGCTCAAACGTATCGCCTTCCGACGTTGCGAATCCTTTTACTTTTGGTAGAGAACTAGAAAAAACATTTTATACTGGTATACAGAAAGAATCTCTTACTTGCTTGATGTTTTTCTTGTGCTGTTTAATGGTTAATGAAGTTAACTTTCAAACTATTACTGCCTTAATTAATGAAAAAGGAAAAAAATTGTTTGTAATCCAGCAAACAAGACGACCAGTTGAAAAATTAGAATATTTTAATAATCAAGATACTGTTACTGTTGAACTAGACGGCAAACTAACCACCATATTTACTGGTGGGGTAAAACAACTTAACATTTATAGATACGATGAAGTCATATTGGAAGCAGAAAATAGAATTTGGTTTGAAACAGTCACATTGAAAAAAATGTCTTCTTGGTTTGCGTGTTACCTAACGCTGCTAGATGGTAAGTTAACAAACTTAATCAATCAATTCCAAAATAACAGTAACACATACATGCAGATTTATGACCCAATTAACAGTATACTGCAAGATGGTAATTTGGTGTCGAGATTATTTAGTATTGAACAGCTTGATTTACTTAAAAGCAAACTCTCGTATCTAAAAACGAGATTAAATCCAAATTATGATTCGGGTTTAAAGACTCTCGTTCCATATTTCGCTACATTAAAAAATGAAGATCTCAAAGTTCTAAACAACTTGTTACCGCTAGAAGATCTTCATTTGGCTTCGTGGAATTTCTTATTAAAAGAGTATCTAAAAAAAGACAAATTCAAAGCACCAGCGGCCAATAATTTGAAGATAATATCTGTTGGCATACCGCAAAAACTATATAGAAAATTACGCAAACCGACTAATGCTAGTACGTTGAAAGACGCAATTGGTCAAAAAAATATTGTTTCAATCAACGTGTATTTAGAAGACCATCTTCGACCAACGTTAATTCACAAACCCCAAAAATTTATTTTTGATTTACAAAAATATCCAATAAGAACTTTGAATTATTATCTTGATCAAGCGATCGGAACTTTACAGTTGTTAGATTCAGGAGAAGGAGAAGAGTTAGAAAATCTTTCTTCTTCTTTGATCGAGTTCCTACCATTTTTTAACCTACAAAACTTTCAAAATATATCGGAACTACGAGCAGAAAATGCCGCTGACTTAATGCAATCTAACAATAACGAATTCGTCGCTTACCGAAACATTCTTGAAGAAGAGCAAATAAGGCAGTTAGGAAAAAACCACATAGATAGTTTGTTTCTTGAAGAATATCTTAAGTTTTCAACAGGCGTTTCTTTTGACGAACAATCTTTTTTTAATTATGAAAAAACAGTTAAATCGCTAGATAGCTCTACTCTAGGTGTCAATGCTATTACAAACGGTGCAATTGAATATCTAAAAAACACTATGTTTTTAGGTGAAGAAACTATAAAAAGAAATCTGATAACACCCAAAAAATTTGATAGAGTTTTTCATATATCTTTTGATCCAGACGATTTTGAAATAGACGAAGATCTTTCTAAGTTCGAAAATCAAAGCGTCACAGACTATTATAAAAATTTAGGTATAATTGAGCAGGCATCAAACGGTAATTACAAAAGAGTTGCAGCGAGGCATGCAAGAGTAGAATTTAATAGTTATTATGCAGAGTTGGAAGTGATAGCATAATGTTTACTAATTCAAAACCGTCAACGCCAGCCTTTTCTATTAATATACCAAAGTTGGTAGAAAAATTTTCTACGACATTTTTTTATAATTTTTACACGACCGACGAAAGCACGCAAGAAAATCCCGTAATTCCTGACGTCTATAAAAAACAAACGATAATAAAAAATGACGTTAATTTAACCAGTTTTTCTTTAAGAATACCAAGATATATAGAGCTTTCTTGGGCTACAAGACCATTAATCAAACGACAAGTTGGTGAATTCGTAATACCTGGTTTGATAGATAATGCTAGTAATAACTCCACAAAGAATCCCGAATTACAAAAAAATTATTCAAAAATTTTTACACAAGACAATATTATAAGTTCAAAACATGTGCCCTATAGTTTTTCTAGCTATGAAGCATTTGACAATGCCGCAGAAGACATCAATAAAAATGTCGTCGGAGAAGCGTTGGCCGAATCGGGTATTAGTCAAGCTTCTATACTCGAAAATTTCGTAACTGAATTATTAAAAGATTATGAAGAAACCCCCGAGAATCCCAAAACGGAGAGTTTAAGGCAGCAAATAAGAACAGCTATAGAGTCTATAGAGAGCTTCGTCGATAAATCTGACACAATAGTCGGTTATAAGTTTTTTGATAACGTCGATAAAAAACTACAAACTGCATTCGATGAATTCGCAAATCAAAACATAAAAATAAATTCGCAAATTAATAATTCAGTTCTTGCAGATGTGTTTAATTCATCGACCCTACCAGACGGCGTTTTAACGCAAATCAATAGTTTTATTTCTAAAAATATAAACAACAATGCGACGGACGTAACCGTCCAACCAGTGTCGATTGGACCACAAGACACGAAATTACCAGACGGTACAACCACGGTTGAAGTAGTGGGTTACACAATAGATAAATATAGATTTGAAAATGATTCTTACGTTAAAGACAAAACTATTTTCGTCGAAAACGTTGCAACAACGTCGATATTAGACGTTAACGTAAAATACGGTGGGATATACATGTATGCGATACGTCCTATCGTCAAGTTTGAAATGCCATCAGTTTTAGAAAATAGTTCAACAACAAACACATGCACTTATTATTGCGCAGGTAAACCAGAAACAAAAACTGTAATTTGTAAAGAAGATTTACCACCTCCCGCGCCTATAGACGTGAATTTTGTTTGGAATTTTAAACAAAATCAACTTTACGTTAATTGGCAAATGCCTTTTAATTCTCAAAGGGACATAAAGCAATTTCAAGTGTTTCGACGAAAATCTATATACGAACCTTTTGAACTATTAGAACAACATTGCTTTGATCTTTCAGACGTAAAGCAAACAACAGGTGAACTAGTGGACGGAAACAACCTGAATATGACAAAAGAAAATTCTTCTTTCGTTAAATATTCTAAATTTCCTACCTACAATTATCACGACAAAGACTTTAAAATAGATTACGAAAATTTAATTTCTTCCAAATACATCTACGCAATAGCGTGTGTAGATGCGCATGGTTTAATTTCAAATTACAGCGTTCAATATGAAGTAACTTTCGATTTCTTTAAAAATCAATTAGTTAAAAAATTAATTAGCGTATCGGGAGCTCCGAGACCTTATCCCAACCTTTTATTAAACGTAGATTTGTTTAAGGATATAATACAAGTGTCAGGTTTATCTTCACAAAAGTTAAAGATATATTTTATGCCTGAATATTTTAAGATAAAATATAATTCAGGTAAAGTAGAAAAGATGGTTGCAACAAAGCAAGATGGAGGACAAGGCGGATACTACAAGTTACAATTTATAAACGTCCAAAATCAAAAATCGGACCAGCTAAAAATTAACATAGATGATCCTAAACTATTAGCAACGATCGATGATCCAGACACTCAAAACAACAAGGTAAAGAACACAAAGTAAATTAGCAATAATTTTTTATCGTTTATACGTATGTAATAACGAAGAACTGTAGAGGAGTCATAAATGGGCTGGTTAGATAACTCAACTAACAATATAATTTTAGACGCAGTATTAACTGACTATGGTAGAGAAGCTTTAGCTAGAAATAATGGATCATTTAATGTCGTAAGATTTTCTTTAGGCGACGACGAAGTAAATTACGGAATTATTACGAAATACGGTAGAACCATCGGTAGAGAAAAAATAGAAAAAAATACACCTGTATTTGAAGCATTAACGAATCAAAATCTAGCACTAAAAAATAAACTAATCTCCATTCCGAGTCCGCTTGTTTATCTACCACAGCTCGCATTGACATCCGCCAACGCAACCGTATCTTTAATTCAAGGTAAAAACGCTAGTGTAACTATACAGCAATCATTGTCATCATCAGATTCAGCTACAGAACTTGATGCTAATATAGCCGATGCGGTATTTGATCTTTATTATCCATCGCTGTTTTTATTGATCGAAAATATAAATAATAATCCAGGACAGGTATCTCAAGACGCTTTAAGAACGGCTCATTACGTTGTTAACGCAAGCAATCTAACAAATACAAGTCGACAAGCTACTTTTAATTTATTCGCTAAGTCCATATCTAATAGTGCTTTTACAACATATGGAAGAAGTGTAACGACCTCGGGTGGTACTGTACTTCAAATTTCTACGTCTATAAGAATAGTGGGGCAAAATTCTGGTCTTTCGCTATCTATTCCCGTTACAATTAACCAATCTTGATTAAGGAATTATCATGGCAACTTTTCGTGAATTAGCACCAACAGATAAAAAGACCGCAAAATCTTTTCTCAATCAACTCATAGATGTATTACAAGAAGACATCAGCGGATCTACGTCAAGACGAAAATACCAACATTTCGTTACAGGTGGAGTCGGTCCTGGAGTTACGTCGTCTTTGTTCCAGACCGTATATGATCAAGATTTTACGCTACAAACTGCCAATCCAATATTCGATATTACAGTGGGATTAGCACCTGATTTTGAAAACGGAATATTAGATGTAGCATCTACAGGAACTGACACTTCTGGTAAAATGTTATTTGCGAGTAGCTCTTTAATGGCGAGAGAAAAGGGCGAGTTGTATAGACAATTTGCACAAACTTTATTAGGCGATGGTTCTTCAGAATTCAAGGTACCGCTTGAAGAACAATCGGGAGTAACACAAGATACTATTGATGCTGCAATGTTCGTAGCATTTAAACGTCTATTTTCTAGGGATCAAATAAAAAACGAAACGTTCGCGTTGAGATTTTATCAAACGGCTTCTTTCGTTTCTGGACTAGGTCCAGTTGGTGATACTCCACCTTCGGCCGACGGTGAAGGTGTAACAAACTTAAATAAAACGTCGATTTCTGGATCTACAATTTTTACCGATATCGGGTCTAATGATGAAAAATTTACTACATACGGCGGTCGATATGGAACCATAGTAGATTCTTCAAACACCAGTAGAAAAGTTGGTTTAATATTTTATGACGCTGGCGTTGCTGTATTCAATTTGGCAAAAATTACTTCAGGTAGTCAATTTATGTCGGGGACGATCGACGCGATGTCTACTTTGGGTAATTTGATGTTAGGTGGAGCTGGCACGGAAACGGCTCTAACATCCAAATTTATTCCTGATTTTATCATGTCAGCAAGTATCGATAATATTTTAGATCACATATGTTCAGCAAGATTTCAATCTGGTTCTTTAACGGCTATTACTTTTCAAAATGTAACTAACATAAATAGTACGTTAATTTATTGTAGAGCAGGAGCAGATGAATTCAATTATTCCGCAAATCCTACATTCGTAGATTCTAACAAGAGAATTGTAGTAATAGACGAAGGACAAGAAGGCGTACAAGACACCTTTACGTATATAACAACGGTGGGCTTATATGATGGTAATAATAACTTGTTAGCAGTCGCTAAGTTAAGCAGACCCGTCGAAAAAAGCCCGGAAAGAGATCTTACGTTTAGAGTTCGTTTAGACTTCTAAAAGATACATTGGAATGTCAAAATGGCAATACTACCAGTCACAAATGACGACATAGAATTTTTTACCATTTTAGTAAATCCAAAAAGATCTTATGTTTCTTCTTCTACGGGAGGAGCTGTTGGCTCTATAAATTTATTCGCTCGTAATTCTACGATTGAAAAAGAATCAATTCCACTAGAAAACTTTTCTTCATCTTACGCTAAGGATTCTAATTTAGAATCGTTTAGGTTAAGCTTAGTAAATAAAGCAAAATCCATTCAAACAGGTGGCTCCTTTTTGGGTGGATTACAAACTTATCTAAACAATGTTAATGGACAGTCTTCTTCTGTAAAAAAACAAAAACAAATAAACGTAATACGTTTTACGCCTTCGCCGTCTTTTACGTCAAACACTGTAAGAAAATTAAACGTAAAAGAAATGTTAATGCCTTATTATAATCACGAATACCCAAGCGCGGGTTGGGGATATACGAACTATAATACTCTTAATTTTTTTACATCGACTGGCACGACTACTTCTTCCGTGTTGTTGTATCCGTCAATCGATGATTCGACATTGCCTTCACACGTAGGTTATGTTTCTGGCACTTACGCTTTGTCTGGCGCTTTTACATTCGATTTTAGAATAAATCCAAGATACAAAGAAGACTCTATAACGACGGGTCATTTTAAAGCAGGAACAATATTTCACTTATCTTCAAGCTACGCATTGTCATTAATCACCGGTTCTTCAAAGGACGAAAATGGATTACCGACAGGCTTCAGATTACAGTTGCAGTTGAGTCATAGCGCCGATATCGTCCCGTCTAAAGCCATCGCAGGATCTTATCCAAACGATTTAATTTTCTTATCTAATGACAATTCTTTGTCTTATAACAATTGGCATAGAGTCATAGTTCGTTGGGGCACAAACGACATTGACGCCGGTGTAGGTACCTTTAATGTCGACGGAGTCGACGTTGGAACTTTCACCGTACCCTCTGGTACAATTATGCCTAAAGTATACGGGGATCTGGATGACCCTCGAGTTTTGTGCGTTGGTAATTTTTATGAAGGTAACAACTACCATACGTCCAGTCAATCTTTGTTTTTTAGCGACCTCGCTGCCGAAAGAGACGGTGTTGAAGAACTAATAGATACTAGCGGAGTACTCGATTATCCAAGTAATTACGCTTTCAGACATCCATTAAAAGCAGAATTACATGAGCTAATAATTAGAAGAAATTATATTTTCGATAACGAGATATTACAAACGTCGGGCAGCGGTTTGAACGCTTTGAACACTTCTTCGATAGCATTTTATTGTCCTCCATTTTTTACGAAAAGCGCTCCTACAAGAAAATATGTCGGTGATCATGGTGGTATATTAATCACGCCTTTTCAAGAGGTAGACGGAACAACTGACGATCCGTTTAATGTTGGAATGGCATTTTCTGTCGCGGGTCATTACATTAATTTAGAAAATTACACCAAAGATCTTGCCAACAAGATTTACCCAAGATTACATCATCTTACTGGCGTCGCAATTGATTATACGACCTCAGCAGAATCAGCTAATTACTTTCTATACCAAAGTCCATTAGTAAAGAAGAGAAATTTGTCTATATTACCTTGCGACGACGGGAACTTTAGCGCGAACTATGATTGGCTTGACACCGAAGATTCTACAAAATATGTCGATGCTTTGGGAAGAACAGACAAGAGTATCATTAGCTTAGATAATTTAATAAGTACTGCTTCTTTGCTAGTAGGAAAAACTTTCGATCCGTCAGGTTCTAACTTCTTATCGCAATTAATCGGTTTTTCGCCAGAAAATCCAGGTTTGCCGCCTGGTTCTGCATTTACTAGTTATTCGAATACCTCTGGTTCAATATCTGGCGCGCCTTTAACAATATTCCAAAGATTAAAAGATCCTTCCTCAGACCAAGTTGTATTTTTTGATATCAGTAATTTGTTTTTCGGTAGTAGAATTTTACCAAATTCTTTTGAGCTTAAAGATACGTCGCTTAGCGGATCTGACGGAAAAATTTCTATAACAATAAAAGACGACGGAGTCGGCAATCTCTATCGTGCAGATGCATTAACTCCGCATAAAAAACAAAACTCAATTGGTAATATCTTTTATAATGAAGGCGTCGTCGTTATTAAAAGTCCTCACTTGTATTTCTTTGGAAAAGATAATTACGAAATGTCTTTTAAAGGAGAACAAAAACTGCATTCTTCGAAATACGAAATTTTAGCGCCATCTGCGTTGCTAAATTCTTCTTCAAATCCATCATATGCTATAGTGCAAAATTCAATTAGCGCATCGATAGACCCGAACGATACGCAATCTTTTGTTTACATCTCAAACATAAATTTCCACGATGAAAACTTAAACGTCGTCGCTAAAGCTACACTGGCGCAGCCCGTTATTAAAAGAGAAAGTGAAAAACTTATGTTTAAAGTAGCTTTCGATTTTTAATCATGGCGCTAAAAAAGAAAAAAAGAAAAAGTCGTTACAAACGTGGAACCCACTCTTCTCCGATCGCAGGCGAGTGTAAGTATCGTTCGGGTTGGGAGCAAAAGTACATGGAATATCTCGACTCGGATCCTAATATCGTCGCGTGGTCCTACGAAAAACTAGCGATCGAATACGTTTCCAATCAACGCACAAAAAAGATTCGCAAATACTATCCAGACTTTCAAGTCGAGTACAAGGATGGTAAAAAAATTATAGTTGAAATTAAACCGTCTCGTAAACTAGGTCAAGCCACCGTGGTCAAGAAAATTAGAGCTGCAAAAGAATGGTGCACTGCACACGATTTGACCTATAAAATACTTACAGAAATAGAATTAAAAGATATGGGTCTGCTTTAATAGGATTTTACTGAAGGTCAATTCTGCTTTAAGAAACATACGTGGCTAACCTGATACTCGGTTTAGACGTTTCAACTTCAGTGACGGGTGTTTGCATCATCGATCCAGGGACGTTGTCCGACGATCGAGGGTCTCACATACTTCACCTAGATCGAATCGAGTTCAAAAAGTGCAAGACGTTATGGGAAAAGGCGGACACGGTCGCCGTTGAATTATCGAACTTATTGGAGAAATACCCTGGAGCCTATCGAGTCGCCCTCGAGGAACCTCTCATGGGATTCCAGAAAGGAATGTCTTCGGCCGCTACTATCACTACCTTGATGCGCTTCAACGGCATCACGTCCTATATCTCGCGAGAAATATTCAAAGTCGATCCGGAGTACATCGCCTCTTCTTCCGCCCGAAAATTGTGTGGGATCAAAGTGCAGAGGACGTCGATCGCTGGGATGAGCGGTAAGGAACAGGTCTTTAAGTATATGGCAGAACACGACCTAAAACACATCACCTGGCCAACAAAGAAAAACGGTGAAATAGTTGATTGGTCTAGAGACGCAACTGATAGTTATTGTGTAGCGAGGGCAGCATGCATACTATCACAAAAAAATTCGTCTACGTAGACAAGACTTTAGAAACAAATCCAAGAATCTTTTATGTTGGTAAAGGCTCTAAAAGAAGAGTAGATCAGCTTAAAAGAAATAAAAAACACTCTGCGATTTCAAAAAGATTTGGAATTCAAAGAATCGTTGTTTTTGAAACGCACGATGAAAATGAAGCAAACAAAAAAGAAATTGACTTAATAAAGGAATACAAAACTTTAGCTAAAGGATACCACGTTTCTGATGAAGATTTTGGATGTAATTTCACAAAGGGTGGAGAAGGTTTAAGCGGAATTTCAGAAGTTGAAAAAGTAAGAAGGTCAGATAGGATGAAATCTAGATGGTCAAACCAAAAAGAAAGAGAAAAATTAGTTAAAATTCAAAATAGTGAAAATACAAAAAATAAAAAAAGCGAAGCAATGAAAAGTTGGATTTCGACCGAAGCTGGAAAAGAGCATATGTTACGTTCGCTAGAGCTTGCAAGAAATTCGGTAACGCACGAAGCGCGAGTCGAAGGACAGAACAGGTCTGAAACTAAAAAATTAAAAAGCGATTTAATGAAAAAACACTGTTCAGACCCAGAAGTAAAAATGAAAAAAAGCGAAGATGCCAAAAAAAATTGGTCTTCTCAGGAATACAGAGAAAAACAAAAAAAATCTCGTGATGGGTGGAAACCTTCTGAGGAAATGAAAGAAAAAATTAGAAAAAAACTCTTGGGCCATTTTGTCTCCGAAGAAACAAAAGAAAAAATGAGAAAAAAACGTTTAGAATTTATTGAAAAAAAGAAAAAAGAAAAGCTTGATCAAAAAGAAGAAATTGAAAAATGCAGACAGGCTAAGTTAGGATCAAAAAATCCTGCATATGGGAAACCTCAATCAGAAGAAGCAAAAAGAAAAAACGCTGAATCAAATAAGATTAGAGCGCTTGAAAGA